TTTCCATCTTCAAAGTCACCTCTTGTTTGATCAGTTGGTTGTTTGTGATATTTAATAGTAGCAGGGAAGTTTACAGCTAATGCTTGTCCTGCAACAGGAGTAGCTTTAACTACAAAGTTTACTAAATTGTTAGCAGCATCGTATGTAGTATATTCTGGATAGTCAGTGATGTCTACAGAAGCAGATAATAATCTAAATGCTCTTACACCTACTGGATCAAATCCAGTTATAGCTCCTGTAGCAACTGGTACTACTCTAAAGTTTGCAGGAGTTAAGTCTGCGTTATAATTTAAAGAAGCAGAAGATGCTGATCCAGTAGTTTGAGAAGCAACAGATCCAGATACATCGTTGATAGAGTATCCAAATTGTCCAGCTCCATAAAGACCACCAGAAGCGTCAGTATCTTTTGCCATTTTAGTTCCAGCCTCAGTTACGTTACCATACATGTTAGTATTGTTTCTAGCTTGTGCTTGATCTGTTCCATATTTGAAATCTAGATAAAATACTAAACCAGAAGGTAAGTTCATTGGTTGTACTGAAACGAAGTCTTTTGCAGATATTTGAGCGAATACTTTACGTACTAAAGGTAAAGCAACACCAGCCCACTGCTCACTTGCAGATGAACCATTCCCAATTGCACCTCCACCCGTTCCAGATTGCTCTGCTACGATTTGCTTAGCTTGATTCTCAAGCATAATAGACATAGTAGAAGATTCTTTTTCTCCTAAGCCCTCAAGCAATCCTGAAGCAGACCATTTTTCAGACAAACGTGCAGCATCAGCTTGTAATGCTTTGTATCCGTTTGCACTTTCTAATAGGTTGTTAATTTCCATGATTGAATTGTGTTTTTTAAATTTTAATTAATTTGATTTTTTTTAAATAATTCCAGCTAATTTTTGCATTCTCTGAACCGCGCTAGATACTTCAGTAATTACTTCTGGCTTACTTGCAGTAGTTCCAGTAGCTTTACTTGCCATACCTAATTTTGATTCTTTAATAGCAGTTGGTTTTTTAACTACTATGTTATCAGAAACTGTTTCAAAAACTAACTTAACTTCTTTTACCGTTTCGGCTTTGTCGAAAGCAGCAATGATGTTAACTTTTTGTGATTCATTTAAGTTATTAGACTTAAATACTTTATTCACATACATTAATTTAGCATTAAGTAGATTAACTTCTTGTAGTTGGTTCTGTAAAGTTTCAATAGTTGTTAAAGCTTCGTTTAATTCAGATACATCTTCCTTAACTTCTTCTTTTACCTCTTCTTCAACTTCTTCAAAAATTTCTTCTTCTACACCTTCTTCTTTAGTGTTACAGTGAGCTTCTTCCATTTCTTTTTCTCCGTGTTCACCTTCTTCAAGTTCGTTTTCTAATTCTGCTAATAATTCGTCTAGATTAATTTCTTCCTCTTCTGCACCAGCTTCCATGTCTCCCATTTCTGCTCCTGCATCCATATCAGAACCGTCTAGCTCCTCTTCATCATTACCCATTTCCTGAGAAATAATGTCGCGAATAAGATTTTTAAGGTCATCAACTTCCATGTCTTTAACCTCAACTTCTTCTTCGTCTTCTGCTTCGTCTTCAGATTCTTCTGAATCAACCTCCGCATCGTCAGCATCTTCATGCTCAGCTTCTTCCATTTCAGAGTGTTCGCCTTCTTCTACTTCTTCTAATTCAGCTTCTTCAAGTTGATCATGTGGATTCTCGTCGTGAGCATCTATGTTTCCTTGAGCTTCCGATACTTCTTCTTCTACTTCTTCAGATACTGTTGCTACTTCTTCTACAGTAGAATCTTCCATCTCTTGTAGTTTAGCAGCTAACATATCTTTAAGATGAGGAGTTAAAGTCTCTTCTAAAGCTTCTTTAGCGTTAGTAATAGCGGCTTCTCTAATGGATTTAGCTTCAGCAATAGCTTGCTTGAATAAATCTTTGTTTGCCATTTTTAATAAATTTTTTGGATTTCTACGATTATTGAAATCGTAATAGAAAATAATATATAGGTAATGCAGTATAAGTGAC